GATCCCCACTCAGAACGAGATGCGTTCATAGGTGAAGGGTATTGGTTCTTCTGTAAGAAACCCGAAACATCTTCAAGGTCTCCCTGCAACTTCGTGCTACACATTGCAAAATATGCTTCACGAACAGGTGCTGTTCCGAATTTGTCTTCAGCCTCTATGCTGTCCAAAATTGTATACGCATCTGCATCTAAAAGAGCTCCGACAACTTCATTGATGTCAGATCTTGTTAAATTAGTTGGATTATCTCCATTTACACCACCGGTGCAGTTAATATGCGAAGCAGTTGCAGCCAGCATATCTCTGGTTAACTGATCTTCAGTCTGCCTCAAAGAAACACCAAGTCTTTTTGCAAATTCGTTCAGGGTTGGATCCTGGTTCTGCAAAGTTACTTGTTCGTTTACTTGAAGATATGTTCCATAAAAAGAGACCTTAGCATCAATATCCACTGCTGTGGGTACTTGGGCTGGGGGGGTTACACCAGTGTTTCCGAGAGGAACCATTGCTGTAGCCAGAGGATTGTATCTACGCATTCTAAGTGTTGTTCCACCATTTGCAGGCATAGTTTTTTTAACTGCCGCAAGCTTGTGAATCATATTGGGAACCGCAACGCTCAAAAGCTTCAAGTCAAAAGTTTGTTGAACCGGAGCGGGAAGAACACTCGTTGTTGTAATAGCCATAGGTTATCCTAATGATTAAAACTAACATACTCATGCACCATGATTGGTGCAAAACAACTACAAGTGAGTTGACGAGTCTCGTACGTCTAGGTTGACGAGTCCCTTACGTCCGGTTGAGGGTGCGAAACCTCTTACGCATTTTAAGTATACGCAGACAGAAAAAGTAAGTGCAAATGTTTTAGAATAATTGAAGTGTCTGGGTGTAGGCAATAGAGAAAGCCTACACCCAGACATTTACCCCGTTAGGGGTTAATAGTAGTCAGATATTAATATCTTTTAGCGGCTTCATTCATTTCTTTACGCAGAAGCGCTTTCTTTTCTTCCGTTAGTGGGCCAGAAGAAAATGCATTAGCCATTGCTAACGGACTGTCTCCCTGTTGAGGAGATACACTGTTGCTAGGTCTTGGTTTAGAGACGTTTTCCTGAGCATTGTCCCTGTTCTGAACATGATTGTCAGCAACAACTATCCCAAGCTCTTTAATTCTTTTATATGCAGCTGAACCACGATTATAAATTGAGGCATTTGATAGAGCAATAGTCTCTGCTGTATCAGGATCTAACTCACGAAGCTTCTTGAGGTTTTCATTGCTTACTACATTATCAAAATCAGAGTACTTATTCTTTAGCCTTGATGCATCAGTATCAGCAATAGTTTGAGTCTTATTAGCAGCAATCTGCTTTTTTAAAGCGTCTATCTCACGCTTTAAAACTTTTCCCTCAACAAAGTCATCATCACCATACTCTGGAATCTGCTCTGTCTTGTCAGGGCCAGGAGTAACGCTACGTCTCTGCAGATCTTCAAGTTGTGATGCCATGTCAGCTCGTTCTTGCTCAGCCTTCTCTTTAGCGGCTCTCAAGTTTGCAATGTTAGTGTCTGAAGTATTGGCTGCTTGCGCTTCTGCTTGCTCGTTAACTTCTGGTGCTACTACATCTTGCTGAACTTGCTCATTTGCTACATTGTCTTCCATATCTCTCCTTTTTAATTTTCTATAATATTAGAGTCCCTACGTTCGCCGTTAAGCTTTTTGGCCAATCTTAAAAGTGATCCATCAACGAAATCGAGCACAAACTGTAGAAGTGTGTATTTATCTGGTGTAACTAAGTTTGCATTGTTCTTCATATAATTAACTGCATCTGCATCAGGGATAGACCACATAAGCTCCAATTTGTCGTCTTCTCGTGTGTACTTATAAGCATTCTGATCAAAGTCAGGTGTTGGGCATGAATTACGAGGAAAAAAATAGGTCCTATAAACATTTTGCATGAGACGCTCTTTTTTATTTAAAGAAATAATATAAAAATCACCGTCATATAGTTCCAACCCAGCCTTAATAGCCTTATGCACATTTTCTTCATACTCTCCTAATTGTTCTCTCATTTGATCAAAAGTAGTATGCTTAGGTGGTTCTTTCTTTAATAACTCATGAGATAGAGCACCAACGGTTTTCCTTTTCTTCTTCACTACACTCTTTTCCACACATTCCCCTATCTTTTACTGTTCATCCTCTTAGCAAGCTTCCTAGCCTTAGTTTTATTTATCCTTCGCTCAATAAATCTAAGAATACCCATAAGGGCGCGTATAAAAACCATTAGGATCCTCTCCTTCTTTCCAGGAACATACGCTTCTTTATGCTCCTGATCGGCTTGGATCTCCTTTTTAATGTCTTTATCTTCGTCTACTATTCTGCCTCTTTTTCCCATTATTTATTCTTTTTCTTAGAAGCGAAAACCAGCTTGATCGTTATAGTTGATTTTTTCACCCTCTATCCTTTCTTGGTACTTTTCTTCGGCGTCCTGAACATCCCTCTTCCTAACAAATCTTTTTTTATTACCAAATGAATCAGTTAGTCCGGAAGATGGGGGTCCTAAAATATTGAGAGCTATTCTTTTGGCAACTCCGTCTTTTCTAACGCTACCAGGCATATTTATTCTCCGACCTAAGCCGTGGGAACGCCTTTGGCACGCCCCCACAACGAGAGTAGTAATGAAGCTAAAATTAATACTTTGTCTTTGAAAGATCTCTTTTGGTTGAGTTCATGTCTGACGAAACTTGGCCGTCAACACCACTTAAGCCGTCATTGAGGTTCTCTGGAAGATAGCTCATATCTTTAGGATAGAACTTCATGACTACTCCAGTAGGCATGCAGGCTTGATCATTAGTTTTGCTAATCATTCCGCCTTCTCTCTTTGACATCTTCTTATCGTAGTATCTTTTCTTTGGCATAATATGCCCTTTCTTGGTAACTGATCCTATTAAAGAATCAAGGTAACCGTACCTCTAACCTATCTCAGGTGTTAGCGCTTGCTGTTATCTACATACTCGAATCCCACATCAACAACTGAGTCAAGGATATCAAGTTCTAATTGAATTTTACCAATAGCCTTCTTAATCTTTTTAATACGTGATGACTTTTCCGGTTTGCTCAAAAAAAGTTCGCGGGCCGTGTCTTTCTCTGTGTTAATTAATGACACAACTTCATTCCATAATTCCATGGCTTTTTCTATCTCTTCCATTATTATATTTCTGTTGTTTGGCTTGCCTGTGTTGGCCTAATTGCTTTTGTGATCGACCCTAATTGACCTTTTTGTGCTGCATTCTCAAAATCATTGGTCTTCTCAGAAAGCAGCTTAGAGAGTGTTATTAACTTCTCCAGCTGCCCCAGGTCAATGTCTTCTATTTCTTTCATAGTCTTAACAAGATTGAGCATCCCAGTTGCTTGATCTTTTTCTGCTTCTGCTCTTCTTTCTATAGCCAGAGCCTCATTCTCTTCTACCCTGCTTAGTCTTTCTATTCCAAGTCCTTCATCAGCTACAGTTCTTGCTTTAGCTAGCTCTATGTTGGCCTTAGTTTCTTCCATCTGTATTTGAAGCTGCATTTGCTCCATCTCTTGTGCTTGTTTGTTCTGCTGAGTAATTGACTTTACAAGATCGTTCTTGTTCTGAAGGGTTGTTGCTTCAAGGATGACATCATCTGGTATGTTGATACCAGCTTCTCTGAGCTGCATTAACTGTGTAAACTGCATCTGTCTTTGAGTAGTAGTATTAATACCCTCTTCAACAGCAGCATCGTATTTACCAAACGCTTTGTTGTAGAACTGCTGCGTAGGCTCCTGCTCTATAATTTTTTCTATCTTGCCAGGGGTAAAGTTAGATTGAATAATGTCGATCATAAGACCACCAAGCAACTTTTGAGATCGATCTAATTGGTCGAATAGTATCTGCAACGTAGTTAGACCAGCGCCCTGTCTCAGCATGGATAGAATCCCAGCCTTATCGTCAGTTGCACTACCCAAAAGTTCTTCATTAACGCCAGATATTTCTTGGATCTCTCTTCCAAGTAACTCTGACAACTGAATCATTGAAGGTGGTATTTGAGGAGCTACAAACTGCTCGACATCGGTCATCTGCGCCGTATCCTTTAGCGCTATACTTCTTCCCTGACCAGTGACAAAGGCATCTTTCGGATTAACTAGCGCGTCTACCTTATATTTAATACCAGAGTTGATCTGACTTTCTAGGATGTCTAACTCAATAACTTTTCTTCTATTGTAAAGATACTGTGCATCTCTCAGGCCACGTACAACCCCCTGGATTCTCCACGAATAGTCTGCCATTTGTGGGTTATAATACCCAAAAACAGGAACAAATGGATACTTGTCTATACCCATTGTGTTAGGCCCGTCATACATTACCTTGCCCTGAACGACTATCGACATTCTAACCGTTGGTATCTCGCTCTCAGTAACAGTAACTTGGGGATAATACTTTAAGTATTCTTTAAGAGCGTCCTTGTCTGCGCTTTTCCACTCCATTGTCTCACCAGAAATAGTATCAATAAGCATCTTCTGCTTACGCATATCTTTATAGTAATACTCATCGTACGCTAATAGATTCTTGGTACCAACGCTATAGTTCTCCGGCATATAGTTGAATTTTCCGTCCCTGTCATCGGCAGTAGGAAGCGACATGATCATGTCATGATGATCAGGAAGAAGAGACAGAACTTCCCTACGAGTTAAATAGGTCCTCTTCCAGATAGCATTACAATCCGACAGATCTTTTTTCCTAAAGTAAGGATCAATAAGAAATGTGTTATGCGCACAGTTGTCAACCCTTATAGAACCTGAGACAGGATCTGAGCGATAATCCACCCAGACCTGCAACAGGTTAAGGCCAGTAACTAACGACCCATGAAACGCTTCTGAAACTGTTTCGAGAACGCCCTCTCTATTATTTATCCACATTAATGTTTTAGTAAACTGATCGGAAGTATCTGAATCACCGTTTTCTACCGGTGTCACTATAGTTGATTTTCTATTGCGACGCTGCCAACCAGATATCATGTTGACTACGCGCCTTATTCGGTTGAAGTTGAAGTCCCTACGCCTATTACGGGGCATAATGCCGTATATGTCGTTCCAT